ACTCTACCTTGATAAACTGTTGGCTAAGTATGACAGAGTAATAGGACACAACATTATTTCTTTTGATGCACCACAGATTGAAAAGATATGGGGCATAAAGATACCACATGAGAAACTAATGGACACTCTGATACTCAGTCAGTTAGCCAGACCTGATAGAGATGGTGGTCATTCATTAGGTTCATGGGGAGCCAGACTAAAGTTTCCAAAGGGAGACTTCAATGATTGGTCAGGCTACTCAGCAGAGATGTTAACCTATTGCAAGCAAGATGTATCTGTAACTGTCAGACTATACAATCATCTAAGACATGAGCTTAAAGGTTTCTCTATGGAATGTATTACTCTGGAGCATGATGTTAAAAGAATAACATGTAAGCAAGAGAGAGATGGATTCTTTATTGATCAGAAGTATGCAATGGATTTGGTTGGTAAGTTAGAGAGAAGACTTAATGAGATACGTGAACAACTAAGGGTAGTGTTTCCACCTATACGCATTGAGACACAGCTTAAGACTAAGCTCAAGGTTACAATGCAAGACTTTAATGTTGGCTCACGTAAACAGATAGCAGAAAGATTAATGGAACGAGGGTGGAAACCTAAGAAGAAGACAGAGAAAGGTAGTGTGATAGTAGATGAGGCAGTACTTAATACTATCAACATGCCAGAGGCAAAGGTTATAGCTGAGTATCTTATGTTACAAAAAAGAATTGCTCAGGTTAGCTCATGGCTTGATGCTCTTGACTCTTCCTTTGATAACAGAGTACATGGTTCTGTATTAACATTAAGAACTATCACAGGTAGGATGGCACATGCCAAACCTAACATGGCTCAGGTACCTGCAGGGTATTCGCCATATGGTAAGGAATGTAGAACATGTTGGACTGTACCCAAAGGTAAGGTACTGGTAGGTATAGATGCAAGTGGTATAGAATTAAGAATGCTTGCTCACTACATGCGTGACCCAGACTATACACAAGAGATATTGAATGGTGACATACACACCTTGAACCAAACTAATGCAGGACTAGAGACCAGAGACCAAGCAAAGACTTTCATCTATGCCTTCCTCTATGGTGCAGGTTCCAAGAAGATAGGTTCTATTGTAGGTAGTGGTTCAAAGAAAGGTAAAGAATTAATAGATAACTTTCTGAAACAAACACCATCACTTGCACTACTAAGGAACAGAGTAACACAAGAGGCAGGACGCAGTTGGCTCAGAGGATTGGACAACAGAAAGATATGGGTAAGATCACCACACTCAGCATTGAACACCAAGTTACAAGGTGCTGCTGCTGTGGTCATGAAGAAAGCTTTGGTACTCTTTGCCAATGGTTTATCTAAAGATGTAAAGATTGTAGCCAACGTACATGATGAGTGGCAGGTAGAGTGTGATGCTTCCGAAGGAAACTTAGTGGGTAAGTTAGGAGTTGATGCTATAATAGATGCAGGAAAATATTATAAATTAAACTGCCCACTTGATGGTGAATATAAATTGGGTAACAACTGGTCGGAGACACACTAATGGAATACGTATTACCTAAACATGTAGCAGAGTTCATGAAAGAAAAGAATGAGTATCGTACAGAGATTAAAAAGCTTACAGCCGAGAATGAAATTCTTAGGCACAACGTAAGGGAATGTGAGATACAATTAAGAGATGCTCGCATCCGAATAAAAGACTTGACTTCTTAATATCAATATGGTATAAGATGTTATTAACAATTAACAATAACCGAGAGGATTGAATATGCCAGTAGTAACAGGTAAAGCTTATTGGGCTAAGTTAGAAAAGCCAGCTCAGAAGTATAACACAACAGCACAAGAAGACACAGAGTATTGTATTGACTTAACTATTGATAAAGCTACACGTAAACTATTAGAAGGACTTAACCCTTCAGCTTCTATCAAGAATAAGAAAGATGATCGTGGAGATTTCTTCACGTTTAAAAAGAATGCATTCAACAGGAAAGGTGAGGCTCTCCCTAAACCTAGGATCGTTGATGCTAAGACGAATGACATCTCAGGTACATTGATAGGTAATGGATCTGACGTTAGAGTTATGTTCCGATCTGTAGAGATTGAGAACGTACCTACTATGGAAGGTAAGAATAAGTTCTACCTTGATGCCGTTCAAGTTGTTGACCTTGTACCATATGCCAAGTCAGAAGACTTTGGTGAGGTTGATGGCTACGTTGCTGATGGTGCTGTAGCCAGTACCAGCTCAGAAGAATCTGCTCCATTCTAATGAGTAAACGTGAGATTAGCTCTCTCTTAGAGGACATTGATAAAGTATTTATTCAAGGTAAAGCTCCATCGGAGGCTAATCTCACACTACTAACTGAAGGGATTAGTGCTGAGTTAGTCAAGGCATTGTCCGAAGAGTATGTATCAGCAGGTAGAATGAGACTGTCAGCCATAGGTAAGAAAGATAGACAGCTATGGTATGATTACAATGGATATGATAAAGAACCATTGTCTACTGCTACAAGAATTAAATTTTTATTAGGTCATATAATAGAAGAGCTTACCTTATTCCTAGTGAGAGAAGCAGGACATGAGGTAACGATGTGCCAAGAAGAAGTAAAAGTTAATGGTGTCAAAGGACATATAGATGCCATGATAGATGGAGAGTTAGTGGATGTTAAGTCAGCATCCCCTTATGGATTTAGAAAGTTTCATAATGGTAGCTTAAAGAATGATGATCCCTTTGGATACATCTATCAGATATCTTCTTATGCCAAGGCCTTGAAGAAAGATGCAGGGTATTTCTTGGCTGTAGATAAATCAAATGGATTCATGACGTTGCTCAAGACAGACGTTACCGATGTAAATCCTGAAGAAAGAATTGATCAGCTAAGGAAAACCTTAACCGATAAGGAACCACCAGAGAAATGTTACCAACCTACAGAAGAAGCCAATGGCAATAAGAAGTTAGCTATCGGTTGTAAGTTCTGTGATTTTAAAAAGATATGTTGGGAAGATTCTAATGGAGGCTTTGGCTTACGTAAATTTAAATATGCTAGTGGTGATGAGTACTACGTACATGTAGAAAAAGAACCACGAGTGCGAGAGGACTTCTAATGCATTGGACTGACCTAAGAACTAACAAACCTTTTGAACCTGACACCTTAGATAGATTTGGTTTTGTCTATATAATAACAAACACTAAGACCAAGAAAGAATACATAGGATGTAAACAATTCTATATAGGTAAAGATCAAACACCATCAAGATGGCAATCATATACTGGATCATCCAAGTATCTTAATGCTGATATAAAAAAGATAGGTAAGAAACATTTTAGGTTTGAAGTTATAGCAGAGTATATAAACAAAAGAAGTTTACGATACTATGAAGCATATTATCAAATGAAGTGGCATGTTCTTACTGCTACTGTAGAAGGTAGTGATGAACCTGCTTATTATAATTCATATGTAGGTGGCAAATGGTATAGACCTGTTGAGAGTTATGAAGATTTAGAATTAAAACTATCAGGAAAGGAGGAAACAAATGGTAATTAAAAAAGCAATGTACGACACAGCATTAGCTGAGTTTGAAGCACAAAGAGATAAGGCTATTACTAATGCACGTATATACTTAGAACATCCTGTAGGTATAGGAGAACATGGACAAGTTGTTGATGAATTTATTAAACAAATAAAGTTAGCTGCTGAAGCTGACGAAGCTGCGTCTATGTTAAAAGATATCTTTAGAGATGAACTAATACAAGAAGAATAAAATGAATGAAGAATACATTGAGATACTAACAGAGATACAAGAAGAAAATCTAACAAGACCTGAGAGAGTTCTTTTTATTTCTGTTATATTTCAAGCATTGTTAGATGCAACAAAAGAAAAGACTGTAGTAGAATCATCACGTACAAGTGTTGAGAGAGAACACGCACGTGCTTGGTTCTTCTGTAGTGTAGGTGTAACGTGTGATAACTTTGAGTATGTCTGTGAGAATGCTGGTATGGACCCAGACTATACAAGAAGCTTCGCTATTAAAGTAATTAATTCAAAGGAAATAAAATATGTCAGACAAAGAATCAGAAGAGTCTTGGATAAGTCATGAAGATAGAGGTATGTCAAGAGAGAGTCATGAACAATATATGTATAGACGTAACCAAGAAGAGAACTTAATAAAAGGTTCATATGAATATGAGTATGGTAAAGCTAGTGAGAAACAAATAGGTGGTAGCCATTATAAAGATTGTGTTATACAACCTGTAGATTATATTGTTAAAAATAACCTTGACTTCCTAGAGGGTAA